GTTATGCCCGCATTGCAATCCTTGGTCCTTGTGGACCGAGCCACTCCTACACCGATCAACCACACCTTTACCCCGGAGGATATCCGGGATGGGATGGGTACGGTCGCAGAAGTGAATGGGACGAAGGTCGGTGAACCTCGTTTTCAGGTACGCTCTCGGCGTGTTGCCGGCAGCGGACGGTACAAGGTTGAACTTAACCTGTACATTCCGGTGGTCCAAACGAAAGTTATCGACGGGATTTCTGAACCCGTCGTCGTTCGTCAGGCCATCGTGAATGCTGTGTTTTGGTTCGACGCGAAATCGTCTGAGGCAGAACGTAACAACGCCGTGGGCATGTTTGCCAGCGCCCTTGGGCCTAGCAAAACCCTGGTAAATGATGCACTCGTCAAGCTTGAAGGTGTGTATGGGGCCTAACGGCCCTTCCGGGTTCAAACCCTACACTACATAAGGAGAAATCCCTATGGAAAACCTTCGCGACAGCGGCTCACGCCGCGGCCTAGCTGGATCGGAGCGACTTATACTGTTCCTTTCTACGCTTTCCGTAATCCTGGTACTAGCTGTATTAGGAATCCTTACACTCAGAAGTGAAAGGACTATCCATGACAGATCGTGGATCAAAACGACGGACGTCTCGGAATCCCAACGCGAACGTCAAAGTTCCGAACGAGTTGACAGACGACCAGCGAGCCTTCATAGACAAACTTCCGGACAGTCCGGAGGTGATTTATCTGAAGGAGCAGGTGTGGAGTAAGTTTTGTTCAAGCGAAACTGATCCGCCCGAACTTCGGAAGCAAAGAGCCATTGAGAAATGGCTCGCGACCGAGGAACGTAACGCAGAGACTAATGTTCGTCTCGCGTTTACACCGGAGGACTATCATATCCTCCCGCGTGTACATTACTCTACATTTGTAGAGAAATGCGTGTCTATCATCTCCTCTATAATCGGTGACACACCCAGCGACACGGCCCTTATCGGGTCGTTTAGCGGTGGTGCATCGACGTGTAGGAAGCGTACTGAGAGCCACCCGGCTCAAAAGTACTTCGGGAAAGCCGACATTACGGAATCGGCAGCCGATTTGTTTGACGAGACATTGTCGGACATTGAGGCGTGGTTAGTGGAAGCCGACCATGGTTCACGCTGGACCATGGAACGCGAGAGGGGTTTCGACCCCACTCTTCCTGCTACGGAGGGTCTTACGATCCGGACCGTTAGCGCTAACCACATGTTTACTGTACCCAAGAACACATTAATAGACCGCTGCGCCTGTAAGGAGCCGCGGTTGAACATGTTCATGCAGAAAGGTCTGGGTAACCAGATACGGAGCGGGTTGCGCCGTGCCGGAATTAACCTCAATGACCAGTCGATTAATCGTCGATTGGCTCAAGCTGGTAGTTTAACAGGGCAGTTGGCGACGCTTGATTTGTCATCAGCGTCTGATTCTGTCTGTTGGGAGCTTGTCTTTCAACTGCTGCCTTCTACTTGGTTTACCTTACTAGAGCAATCTAGGTCATCTCACACCTTAATCGGTGATGAACTGCATGAAAATGAGATGTTCTCGTCAATGGGCAACGGGTTCACGTTCGAGCTGGAGAGTTTACTCTTTTATGCTCTTGCGCGGACTACCGCCTACTTTCGAGGCGTCTCGGGTGTCATATCCGTTTATGGGGACGACATAATCGTCCCTGTATCTCTCGCCGAAGACCTTATTTGGGTTCTCCAATATTTTGGATTCTCGGTTAATCCCGAGAAATCCTTCTGGACAGGCCCCTTCCGGGAGTCCTGTGGCGGGCACTATCATAGTGGGTTTGACATCACCCCGTTCTATATTCGTCGTCCTATTACACACCTAACTGACCTCATCCGGACTGCAAATGCTGTCCGGAGTTGGGCTTGTAGGGGCGAATTTGGAATTGCAATGTTTGAGGAAATATTCCCTTTGTGGGAGTACCTCGCGCACCACGTTCCAGAATATCTTTGGGGGGGTCACGACTTGGATGACATAACCAGGTTAGTCACCACTGACCAAACACCGCGTAAGCGGCTTCAACCAGTGAATGAGAAATCTGATACTGGGGTTGGTGGTTACATGATGTGGCTTAACTCCTGTTGGGTTAGGGAAAATGGAATCGAGGAAGCGATTGAAACTTCCTACGAAACCAAGACGGGAGAATTCTACCGTCTGCGTCCCGCTCGAAAGAGCAGTTTCC